AATTTCTTCCCCTGTATTAGGGTTTGTACCCCTGACTTTCATAAACCACGCGCATTCAAGTTGACGGCACGGGTTGAAATTATCCAGCGGGCAATTGGCTTTGGGTTCCAGCTTCATTGCTAATCTTTCGTGGCTATGATCACATCAACGTAAAAAACGTTGATGGCTGCTGTTGCTGAACTTAACGAGCCAGAGCCAGAAAAGCTGTGATTGTGAGAGCCGCCACCGCCGGTAGCAGAGGTTGAAACGGAAGAAACGGCGTTAGCTCCAACTGCCGCTGTGTTGCCGCCACCATACTCATCAGCTTTTTTATTGATGTTATGTGTATGGCTTGGAATTTGAGTGGTTGTCAGTGTCGTACTCCCAACCGTGCCACTTAAAGTAACCGAGCCAGAAACAGTTGGCGTACCAAAAGCAGTTGTAAACGCCGCAGAACCGCCAGACCCTGCCGACCCAGAAACCACACGAAGCGCCTTGTTGTCGTGCGTTGTAGATTTTGTCCACCCTGTCGGGGCAGACGTTTGCACAAACAGCATAGCAGTGCCGGAAGGAAATTCTCCTCCTACTGTCCCCCACGAAGTGTTCGACCCATCCGTCGTCAGGTACTTGCCAGAGTTGCTGGTCTGACTCGGAGCCAAGGCGTTGAAGGCCGTATTGGCCGTTGTCTGCCCGGTGCCGCCCGCAGCAATAGGCAGGGTACCGGCGGTCAGCGTAGCTGCCCCGGTTGAATACAAGGCATTGTTAGCGCCCGTGAAGGTGGTCAGCCCAGTACCGCCCGCTGCGGGAGGCAAAGTCCCAGCAGTCAGCGTCGTAGACCCGGTGGAGTACAGCGCGTTGTTGGCCCCGGCAAAGGTGGTCAGCCCGGTACCGCCGTAGGCTGGCTGGATGGTGCCGCCCTGCCAAGTGCCACCAGAGATAACCGCAGAGCCAAGGTTGAACGCGTTGGTGCCAAACGTCACACCTTCAGGCAGATAAGCGTGAAGGTCCCAAGTGCCGCCAACCGTGGCGTTGGCCGTTAAAAACACCGCTCCTGCGCCGCCCGATGCAACTGTGGCAATCGTGGCAGTGGCGTAGTCCGTAATCGTCAGGTTGCCAGTGGCGAGGTTGTTAAACACAAACGCCACACCCGTTGTCAGCGTGGTGGCATCTGGAAGCGCGTAAGTCTGCCCACCCGTCCCAACAAGAGTTTGGATGTAGCTGGAAGCCGTTGTCAGAATCGTTGTCCCAGCCGCCGCAGTGGTGTTGGTGTTGGCTTGGTTGACCCGGTTGACTGTAATGTTCTGGTCAGCATCGCGCAGCACCACCGAGCTGGCACCGGAAGAGGTCGTAACCCCCGTGCCGCCATACGCCACAGCAATGGTCGATCCCTGCCATGTACCAGAGGCCACCGTGCCCAGCGCAGAGACGTTGCCACTGCCATCCAGATTGACCGACCGGCCAGACGGATAGGTAACAAAGACGGTAACTGTGCCGGGAAAGGTGACCGCGTTTCCAGAGTTACTGGAAGCATAGATGGTCGTGCGAGTTAGCGTAGGCCCCGTGGTGGAGTACGTGCCAAGACCCACCTCCCAGTTACCCGCCGTGTCAGTGGCCGAGTAGTAGGTGGTGTTCGTGTCACCGATAACGGCAAACGTCTGAAAGCCCGCTGCCGCCCCCGTAAGTGTGAAGCTTACAGTCGTATTCGCCGTGGCCGATTCTTGGACACGGTTTGCGAGAACCAGAGGCATAAAACCTCCTTATTAGGACGTTGCGGTGGTCGAGTAGGTAACGCTAACGGTGTCGCCCGCCGTGGTGACTTTTGCTACAGCAAAAGCGCCCGCGCTATACAGCGTGCCCGAGGTGTTGTTGATCGTCGAAGATGCGCCAGAGCCGGTCACCAAGAAGCAGCCGCCAACCGTGCCGCCGCCACCCGTGATGGTGTAGGTGATCGCCGAAGCGGTCTTGGTCGTCACGTTGGTAGGCGTGGTACCCGTAGAAGTCGCGGAACTGAACGAGGCAGTGCCCCGCACAGCCGAACCACCAACGGTGTAGTTGGTGAACTCAGTCCAGCCGCCGTGAGAAGCCATCGTGTCCGCAGCCGCGAAGGTCGGGCTGGCGCCGGAGATCAACCCGAGGAACGGGCCGACGGTGGTGTAGCTGGAGCCAGACAGCAGGGTGTCCAGCATCAGTTCTTTACCAACAGCGTTAACCAAGTTGGGGAATTCGTCTTGCCACTTGATGTTGCCATCAACGTCGCGGCAGATGACGTGATAAACGCCCTCGATGCCAACAGACTCAGCGCCAACGACGTTGGACTGCATGGTCACCTGTGCGTGATCGCCAAAGTTAGAAAGCTCTTTTTGCATGATTGCTCCTTATACAAGCCGAATTAAAGCAGACGTGCTGGTGTTAGCGGGCATCTGCACAGTGAAAGAAGTGGTTGAAGTTTTGTCCGAGCCAAAGTCCAGCACGCACACGGCACCGTTGGCCCCCGGCGTATAGATCAACGCGCCACGCGCCGTAATTGCGCCAGTCCATGCGGGGGCGGAGAAGTTGATATACGTGGTACTGCCACCAGAATTGTTGGCTTCTGAGCCAATTGTCGCTGTAACAATCTGCCCACCTGCAACATAGTTACCGCCCGTTGCCTCACCCGTCACAGTGTACGCAGTGGTAGTCTGATCCAGACTAGCGGCGTTGGTGTACAGCGCCAGATAGAACGTGTCAGAGGCGAAGTTGATCGTCCCGTTGGCAAGGCCCGAGCGCAACGTATTGCAGGAGAAGTTGCCGGTAAATGCCATTACCGAACCCCGCTATTCTGCGGCAGCGGCGCAAGACGGAACTGCCCACTACGGTACGCATCGCTACGCTCAAGGCCATCACCCAGACGCTGGGCCAGAGCCAGAGCTTCTTTGTATTTCATTTCGTAAAGAGTGAGCATGTCAGTCTCGCCCTTCATGAATGTATACGCCTCAACCAGAGAGCCATACAGCAGTACTGTGTCGAAGTTATCACCCAGCCAAGTCCGGCCATCCGCAGCCACCGAAATGGACTCGGGGTAGTAGTAATAGTGAAGCTCGACGTTGTAGGCAGCGTCAGGCGTCGGCCCCAGCAAGAACGACAACTCGTCAGTAATATTTGCGCCAACCACCGTCGGGCCAAATAGCGCGTAATACTTGGGAATGCCTGTGTCCGTGGTCGGGTTGGGGTACGCCTGCCGGATGAAGTTCACATCCTTGTTGAGCAGGTACTCGTAATTCCCAGAGGCATCAATGACGGCCATCGAGTACACCGACAGGAAGTCGGTGGGGCAAGACAGATACTTGTTAGCTGACGAAACCGACCCTATCACGTTCTTGCGAATCGACGGAAACTGCACCGTGTTATAGATGCGCTGCTCGGCCTGCTCCACGAACACCGGGATGTTCGCAACAAAGTCCGTCTCAAAGTTCTGCGTGTAATCGCAGATAGCAGCGGTCAACTCGGTGTAGTTCATCTAAACCTCAAGCCATCGGGCCGCGAGTTTTAATGCCCTTGGTCGCAGCACCGTAACCGCGCATGGTCTGTTCGCCATTACGGTTAACGGGAGGACAGTTGCCCTTGCTATAGCCGCCAACAGACATGTCCAACTCGTCCATGAGCTTAGCACCCGTGACCGTAGGAATTGCGTTGGTCACGTTGACGGTCGAACCGGACATCGTGTGGGGCGTGGCATAGACATCGGCAGAGCCGACTTCTTTGCCCATCCGTTTGTCGCTAAATTTAGCCATGATCAACCCCCGCGCTGATTCTTTGCACGTGCCATGTTACGGCCCATCGTCTTCATGGCCATAGAAGTGACGCCGCCCTTCTTGAGCTTCGTCATCGGCTTGCCCTTATGCAGCGCCTTTTCATGCTTGTGCACCGCACCAGCAATCATCTTCTTGTCTTGGGCCAAATCTTTCTTGTCCATACTCGACTCCTTACGTCGTTACTACCGTGATTGTGCCTAAATTAACAGTCAAAACCAAGTTATTTGGCGTCAAAAGAACATCAAAAAATGATGCCCCGCCCACCGGTGCCCAGCCCCACTGGAACACGCGACTGCCGCCCTCAGAGTATCCGTACCCGTCTGGCGTCGTATTTCCCGTCCGATCAATCTGCAATCCGCTGGTGCCGGAGACGAGGTAGCTAACGTCGGGGCGAGGTTCCCGAACCGCCTGCGGGTCATTGACCGGATACATGCCCAACTGCAACTGAGGCTGATCTGGGTCCCAACAGGTTGGGCAGACCTTGATGTTGTAAAGCTTCGTTTTAAGAACTTGTTTCTTAAGTTCTTTGAGCATGTATCGCCCCGCGCAGCGATCACACTCCGCGATTGCATACTTGCCAGAAGCGAAGCGGTTAGGCACGCATCACCTCAATAGAACAACTGCCGAGGGACAAACCGATCAGGGGCTTTCTCCCGGTCTTCTTGTGATGCCAACAGCCACTGCTGCTCGTACTCGCCCTTGAGCATCGCCACGCGATCCGGCGGGATTTCCATGCGTTTGGACGCAACATAGTACGCCAAGCCAGCCACCAAACAGGGGATCAGACGGAAAGGAATGTCCTGAACATTCACGCCGTTACCCGCGTCTTGCAGGCGGCGCATGCGCCAATACACGAAGATGTACTGGTCGCCGGGGGCGTTTGGCGTGGGCCAGACGTTGATGCAGGGCAGGTTTGCCACCACGACTGCCGCACCGTTGGAATGGGCCGCTGCCGTAGTACCGTTTTGGCCCCGGAAGCAGTTTAAAAGCTGATTGCCATCGACGTTCTGATAGACAATGGTTTCGCTATCGACGTTGATAAAGCCAGCCGCAGGCAGCGCGGACGCGTTGCTTACCGTGATCGTAGTATCCGCAGCCGTAATCGCCCCGTTCAACGTCACGCTCGTGTTGTTGGTCGCGCCCGTCTGGCGGTTAATCCAGACCTGAATCGGACGCCCTTGCGCCAGTTTGTTGGGGATCGTGGAGTACGTCGGCTCAGAGATGCGACTGATGTTGATGTCAGTCTGGTTCAGGCCGTTGGCTTGGGTGCGGATGACTTGGTCAAGCAGGTCAATAGTGTCAGTGGGGAAGGCATAGATTGCCTGTCCCGTGTTCATGACGATCTGCCCCTGCTCCACCGTCCACAGGTTGATGCCACGGTTTGCCCACTCGATGGTGAGCATGTTCAGCGAACGGCGTGCGGTACGGAACTCATAGCCCGTACGGATCTCTAGGCCCGCACGCTCATACGCCTCCTCCATGATCTCGTTGAGATCGAGGTTGAACGCTGTGAGTCCGGTAGTAACTGCCATTATCGATGCCTTGCCGTTTTTGCTGCCACTTTAGGTGGCTGCTTTACGAATTGCTTCCCGGCAGCTTTGCCCGCACGCTT